CCACCGCCAACTTTTCCAAAATCTGCCATGATTATTCCTCAGTGTGCCTCGAATGAAATTGAACCGGAACCAATGACTGTAGTTTGTCCGACAAGAACATCTTGCAGGTTATCGCACTCCATGAAAACTTGCTCTCCGTCTTTCAGTTTGAAACACTTATTGAAATTCCCACCGGAGAATTGATTGTCACCATCTGCTAGACCACTCGTACTGGTATGAGTAACAAGGATCGCTTGACCAGCAGAGTTGTGTACTAAAACTCCACTATCAAGAGTGAGAGAGGTCGCAGATAAGGCGGACATGGTTGTCCCCGAATCTCTGTTACCAACAGACTTGGGGTGGTGTGCTTCATACCCGCGAATGTCAACCGAGTTTTTCCTGTTACTACTTGACATCAATTACCCATGAAACTGAATGGTACGGAGTTACCTTTGATGAACACCAAGTCGGCGTTACGAACTTCTAGAAAGATTTCTTCCCCTGCGTTCAACTTGTAAGCAGTGGTGTCTGCTCCGATAGCAACAGCAGCGCCTGTGATACCAATCAGCAAAGCACTAGACCCATCATCGTTTTTGACGCGAAGTCCACTTTCAAGAGTTACTGCGGCGAGTTCTTGGACGAATGCGTTAGTCCCCGCACTGTTGCCTACGGTCTTTGGGTTGTCGATCTGAATAGATCGGATGTCGGTTGCGTTGGGTCTGTTACTTCTGGGCATGTTGGGTTTCCTTAGAGTTGGTCGCTAATATCTAGCCTTGAGAATAAAACCTCCGCAAGTTTTTTCCCTGCGGCCGAATCACTTGGATAGTGAATACCGCCAGTTATTCTGGACTTAGCACATCTATCACCAAGGTCAATGAACTTAGATCTGTGTTGTGGGTGGAGGGTTGCGAAGAAAAGAGATAAGAATCTACTCTGACAGGCATGACCACTCGGATATGCTGGACTGTCAGCGGTTCGACTGTATACTGCTTTCAACGGTAGTCCAACAGATCTTGCTACTTGAACTGGTCTCGGTCGGTTGAACTTGTATTTGAAATTCAGACAAAGAGTGGTTACTTGCCTATACAGTGATGAGACTAAATCTTTAGAGTAACTCAGATTGTTTTGACGACAGTAATCGAAGTAGTGTCCGATTACTTTGTTGTCAAAGAAACTGAAATCATTCTTTTCAGATTCACTTGACAGTTCGATGATGTCAAGCATCTCCATGATCTCTCCATATGTCTCATCACTGTCATTTGCCGGGGGAGGATCAATTACTGAGATGATCTCCGAAAATACAGGGAAGTTTGAGATTGGTCTGTGCATCTTTGCAGAGTCAGATACCGATACCTCACCATACACCATATCAACAAGTGCGGTTTCTTCTGTGAGTTCTACATGTCTCATAAAGTTTCGCATTCACAAAATCCTTATCAATACTCGTAGTCGTAGACGTTGTAGAGAATGATTCTTCCTCTATCGTCGTAGACGTTTACCATATCTTTGTTTGCAAGTGGTTGGATAGTAAGTTTCTTACCACTCTTATTTGCGATGATCTTTTCACCCATCTTCATTTTACTAACGATCACCAGAGGTTTCTCGTCCTTCCGCTCGGCTTTCATAGCAGCACCAGCGGTCTTGTATCCGTAAAGAGTCATCTTGCCTTTATCGTGGACGATACGTTGGATCTCATCCATGACCTTTTCATAGAGTTCTATCTTCTCTAGATATTCATTGAATTGAAACATCCGTATCTCCTTATGGTCTGAAATCGATGTTGTTGACGAACTCAACTTCTGGTTGGAGTCCCATGAATTCAAGTGCGTACTTCGCACCCTTCTTGATGTGTTCGACGATTTTCGAAACCAACTTCTTCAAGAAGTTCATGAACTTACTGAGTAGTCTCTTGACCACATTTTCCGTAAGTAACACACCATCACGTTCAAGTGTCTCTGCCTCTTCTGTGAGTTTGTCTGCAAGGATGCCAACTGCGGACCAGTAGCGATACCGTCCAGTCTTAGTCTTCTTACCACCAACCTTTTTCTTTTCACTGACTGACTTCATGCGAACAGAAACCTTCGCTCTGTTTGCAATCTTCCTGACGTATGCCTCGTCTGTGACAGGAATGTAGTGGACGTTCTCTCCATCGAAGTCGCAGGTTAGGAAGTGGGTGCATGTTCCGTCATTGCCACCAAACTTAGTCTCGCCCGTCATTGCTTCACGAATGAAGAAGTATGCGAACTCTGGATTACCCTCAAACATCTTGGTTAGTTCTTTTGTCAAGACTTTGTGGGCCTGATCGGCAGCAACAAGGAGGGCATCAGTGCCTTTCTTGATCTCTTGTCTAGTCGGTCCAGCAGCGATACTCGAAGGCGCGAGATCTCCGATTGCTTCCGCGATCTTCTTCCCGAAAGCATCCAGTTTCGTACCACTTAGATCTACAGCAGCGTAGAAGGTCGCCACGCTCTCGTTACGTCCTCCTGACATCAACTGAGCGTCCGCTCCGGTCTTCAGGGAGATCTTGTCTGACTTCGCTATGAGGTCTGTCTTGGGGGTCTTGGTGGATCCCGGTACGTTGTCTGGATCCCAGAAACTAGCCCACTTCTGTGTAACCTCAATAGTTTCAGCACCGAGAACGGTGGCTTGTCCACTGTTTGGTTTGAAAGGCATTTGCTCAACGACTCTCTCGCCTGCCCCAGTCTCAATGCCGAATTTGGAGATAGGTTCATCATCACCATTTAGAGCGGCAACAATAAACTCTTCCATCTCTTCACCGCGACTTCTCGCGCCTTCATTTAGAATTTGATTATCACTGATGTGGGTCTGGAACCTTTTTATGCTCATAGGTTTCTCCTCTATCAGTATCTATAATGAAGCGCCCCCACCAAGTGAGGGCGCCTCTTGTTGACGGTTCTAAGGTAGCGAAATTCCCGTGGTCCGTCCCTGCACATGAACGAAGTTCGTTCGCCCTAGTACACCCTTATGTATAATTGAAAAGAGGGCCCCGAGGAGAAAATCTCAAACTCAGGGCCCTTCTTTGAAGATCGTGGACGGGGTGGACTCACAATTTACCACCAACTTTCGGATTCACGCTAGTGAATTTGATCCTACTCGCACCTACCTTGCGTTAGTTATACGCTACCTCACTCATTTGAGCATTGGCACCCCACTACAGGGAAGACAGTACCTTTTATCACATGACGAACAATATTCAGTCACCGTCCTGTGCCGGGGTAATTAGTCCCAACACATGTTTCATCTATTCAGTTTTGAAACCCTCATCTTGAACTTTCGTCCAAGGTGAGGAGTACCTCTTTGTTCCCCTAGGCTGAGGTCGCCCGTGCTGCGTCAAGCAGCGATACGCATTTCATTGGCGTTTGAGTTTTGCAACCATTGATTCGAGTAGGTTGCCTTCCCGGTCATCTCCAGTTTTTCAAACTGACCCATCGAAACCATTCGACCCCCTGTTAGAATCCAAACACCAATCGGATGCGTCCCCAAAGTCCCGGGCGATCCTCTGGATTCGCCTTCGCACGTTTCGCTGCACGAACGACTTCGGTATCGGTGAGGAGAATCCAATGGGACTCTCCCTTGTAACGGACCTTAGTAGGCCAGTAGTGTGCCGCTTCACGCTTTGTTTTGCGACCCTTGTTTTCTACTCTGCTTTCCATATCCGTTCCTTTCAGTGGAGTCGGGGGGATTCGAACCCCCGTGTGGTTTCAGTCATCCATTCCTTCTTCGATGACATAAGTATTGTATGTTGGATCGAACTTCTGTCAACCCACTTTATACAATTTTTTTTAGTCTTCGATACTCCACTTTTCGAAGAGCAGTCCGACCAGAATGAAGGACGGAACCCAGAGACCGAGATAGGTCGCGTTATCAACTCCGCTTGCCGAGTATGCGTATGCGGAAAGTGCGATGGATGCGAACCCAAGTCCATAGCAGGTGTTTGCGATAATTTGCTTCACGTTCATTTTATATCCTTTACTTCTTCGAATCCATAATCAGTGGTGTATATGATTCGTTCAAAAACTACCCTACACCAAGGCATACACTTAGTACACGGTCGTGACATTCTCATGTCCCCAAACCGATTGAATCTAAAATTTACTAGAGTAAGTTTATCAGAGCGACGAGACTGAGGAAGACGAAGGTAACAATCCAATTCGCTGTGCAATTCACAGAAGCGATAACCATGTTCCATGGCTTTTGGATGTGTCTTTCGTGTGTTCGTCCCAATCGAAACTATCTTACCCTTTCTGTCTAGAATAAACGACACATGCTTTTGACTCCTATTGATTTCTTTGGCAATAGGAAACGCCGTATCACATAGTTCAAGACAATCAATCATGTGATCACATGAAATTCCAGATCAGTTGCATGAGATCCATGCAGTCAACACACCCGTCTCTGTTCAGATCAAATTCCTTCGGAGAGTCCGGCGCACACATTCCCCAATAGGTGAGGATGCCAGTGAGCAGATAGATGTAGGTCTTCATGTCCATTGTTTGTTTCCTTACTTGAAAACTTTGAGTTTGTTCACGACCCGTGTCGTGAGGATTTCATTTCCACGCTTGTGCATGTTTCGCTGCTTTGTGATGCCTTTGCCCCACCCGCGACGAATAACGGTATGTCCTTTGATCGCGTTTCCTTCGCGTTCTGCTTCCATGTCAAATTGGTCAATCACTCGTTTTGCCATCTTGTACTTTTCCTAACTTGATACTGTTCCAGATACGTTCGTATACGAAATACAGAATGAATGCAGATACATTTATTTCTATTGCGAGGAGGATGTCATTCTCACTTCCTATCTTTATGATAAGGAAGCACATGATGAATCCAATAATACGGAACCCAATTGCCTTTACCAAACTACGTTGTAAAGATTCCTTGAAAGTCATTTGTCTTTTCAGTTCCGATCTTCTGTAAGAAAGTCCCTGTGTTCTTCTCGTCCTGCGGCAGACTCATCTGTGGCATACCACTCGCGGTAGATCATCTCCCATTCTTTGTTGGGAGTCTTCATACCTTCACCTACCCAGTTCTCAATCATACGCTGACCCTGTGTAGAAATCCATGCGTCAAACTCAGATGTGAATCGGGCGGATTCGTTTGGTGCGATGAATCGTGAAGTCACGAAACAACGTCCCTTGTCTGCATCATGTTCGTTTAGTGTACCCATCAAAATTCTCCTATTGATCTCATCCAGTGGAAGTCTTCAATTCTACCAGCGATCCAGTAGATGTCAAGACCCCCTCTTTGACCTGCGTGTTGTCTATGTGCATCGTTGAACACATACTTCTCTAGATCAGACTTCTCTGCCCATGACAGTTTCAATTCATTGGCATTGATCCCACAGAATACGATTCGCTCGTATGGTTGGTTTCGGATCTGAGACCATCGGAAGTTATTGGGAGTGGAATCCCATGTTGTACTAACCTTGATCTCGATCTTATGACCAGCAATGAGTCTGTCATACTGAGATGTCCGTGATCGCTTCACAGCGTGTCCGTGTGACTCAAAGATATCGCTGACGAGTTTCTCACCAGCAGCACCACGGGATCGTGGAGACCGGATCATAGCAAAGTCTTCGAAGACTGATCCTCTCCAGTATGGTTCGGTTGTGTGTTTGTTTAGATTGGAGTACGTCTTCGACGCAATCGCTTCACCAGTCAAATCATAATCCATGTTTATCTCCAATGGATCGGGGGAGACTTGAACTCCCAACCTTCGGGGTAAAAGCCCGCTACTCTACCAATTGAGTTACCGATCCGGCAGCACGCCTGACAGGACTCGAACCTGTAACCTACGGCTTAGAAGGCCGTTACTCTATCCAATTGAGTTACAGGCGCATGTGTCATTCGGTAATCATACCGGGTCCAACGATTCCAACGATATCGGATTTCGGTGGAGTAATGATCTTGCTGGTAGCAGCAACGTATTCCTTGATGAGATCAGGATGAGGAGTCGTGATAAACACGATGTTCTTCTCATTGATAACGAGTTCACTGTTCTCAGCACGATATGGAAGCCACGGAGCGAGGGCGAGACCCTTACCGCCGGTGGGGACTAGGATCACAGGATCCACTAGGGACCATCCTGCGTCAGTCTCTTCCGTCTTGCTTAGAATCTCTTCGCCGGTTGTCAGTCTTAGAATCTTTGGATCTGTCATTCTTGGTTTCCTTCTTTGGCTTTCCGAAAATTGCTTCGTAGTTTTCTCGATACTTATCTTGGTCCACAGGTCGGTAACGACTACCTTTTCCTGCTGCGTGTTTATCACTCATCAGTATCTCCGTTCTCGGGGAGTCTTGACTACGACATCTGAGAATTGAGTTTGTGTCAAGACTTGCTTCTTAGTCAACCAAGTGCCGGGCATGTGACTGCTTCGGTTGGGATTGATAACCTCAACAACCTTGAAACCCTTGGTGGTTTCTGGATTGGGTTTGATGTTCTTTATTTCCATCTTTCCCGTTTTCTTATTCTTCACCCGCTCTCTACGAGACTCGGTGAACATATCTGAATGGTACTCGATGATGTAGTTTGTTTTAGTAGTTTTCATTGTTTTGATTCTTTCAGTTTGAAAAGCGTGAATGGGGTTGCCCCCACCCACACCTAATTTTCATGATCAGCCATGACTCTGATCATGTGTTCCCCCACGCGGGGGAGTCCATGAACGGTCCCTCAACCGTTCAGGGAGACCATGGCGTAACGGTTCTTGCCGGTGGTCTTGGTGGTCTGGGAAACAATTGCCCAGTTGTTGTACCGCTCAACCTGCGACTTGATGTCGCTGATGGTGGCGCGGAAGTTGGCGCAACCGAATCGGGACTGTGCTTCAGCAGCGGTAAGAGTCTTACCAGTTGCAAGGTAGTCCATGATTCGACGCTTAGTGGTGTTGGTACGGGTCATAATGAATACTCCAAAATTTGCGACGAGTTCTAAAAGTTGAAATACGCTTTGACTTTCCGTCGCCTAAGTCTTTGCGTTTTTTGAAAGTCCGTCTAGAGGTTTCCCCCTAGAGGGACGGTTAGAGATGACCACTGTTCGTGCTTTCGCACAGGTCAGGGTCTCACCCTACTCAATAATAATAATTTTACTTCTTACATAATTCATAGTAGGGTGTGTCTCACATTTGAGTTCTCTCCTGTTTTTGTTACACGGTTATTGTACCACCGATGTCAACACTGTCAAGAGACTTTCTCAAAGTTTTTTCAACACTCAGGAACCGACTGCGGAAGTCGCTGCGTCCCAAACGGACTTGAGTGAAGAGGCAACCCAAACAACACCGTCCCAAGAAAAGGGCAGAAGTGCGAGGGTGATGAGCATCGAACGACACACACCAATCTTGCCAAGAGTACTGGACACGATGTCCTTTTCACATTCGCCCATAACAGGGCAGTTCTTAGAAGCCATAATGCTCCTCCTTATGTTCGACCTCAAGAAGAGGCCTTTTGAATACGACCCAAGACTTTGTTCACGTTCATGAGCATGTACTTTGGATCATCTGCAACCGTGTAATACTTTTCAGGCCAGACGACGACACGATCACCAACGTCCATCAGACCATTTTCCTGTAGTTCCTTGCAACGCTTACCATCACCCATTGCGTGGATGGTTCCGGTCCACCGGACCTTGTTGTTCGGAAAGATAATACCTGCTTCTGTCTTCTCGACATCATCATCTCTCTTGACTACTACAGACTCTCCATGTGGTTCAAAGTCCTCTGGTGCGTAGTCGTAGATGATTTCCATTCCTTCTGTCATCAGCAATTCTCCGGTGTATTGAAATCGAATGCGGGCGTATTCGACTTCTTGTTTTCATAGTCTAGCATTGCCCTTGCTTCATTGAGCATCTCAATCACTCGATCAAGATCCGTGATATCAAAAGCATCACATTGTTCTTTGGAATCGAATCCAGAGAACGCAACGGAGGGGTTACCCTCTTCATCCCGAACGAAGTCTAAGCATGGGTTTGCTGGAGTTCCTGCGTGACCAAGCCTGTGGAATTTGATACTGTTGTGATTCATGGGTTTCTCCATTTGTGAATAGTAATTGTACCCTGTGATAAGAATGTGTCAACACCCTTTATCAAAAATTTCTGAGACGTTCTTCCATCGTCTGTAGACTGTCATCAATCACTTGAAGATTGTGTATGAGAATCTCCTCTTCTTCCTCACTGACCATGCCTGTTGCCGATGCAATGTCAACGAAACTGTTCACTGTCTGTGCATCTTCATTGCTAAGAATGTCAATCGTTGTGTTGATGCTATCCACTGTGAGTTTGTCTGATGTTGCAACCTTGTGTGCAAGTAGAGCAGATACTTCGATGCCTGTTAGAGCATCACTGATGTAGCAAGTTGTTCCAAGTTGGTTTTCGATATTCAAGAGAATTCCTTCCAGATGCTTTTGTCAAGGATGACACGAAGACAACACATGATCGTTGAGAGTCCCACTGTTCCCCAGTATCCAAGCGTATCCAAGAGGAATGATACCAACCAGAATGACAGAGCAGAGAGGGGAAACGCGATCAATGCGACCACGAATGTGATTAGAAAAACGTATAGAAAACTTTTCATCGGTTCAATTCCTTCTTGACTTTCTCCCAATACTTGAGAGTTGCTTTTTTCTTGTATCCGTTTGGCCCACCATTGTGAATGCGGGCGATGTCTTCCATCGTCACAGGGCGCCCAAGACGCCGGTCGGTTGCGTATCTAGCCATGTATGCACGGACGATACGATCAGCGTAAGCAGGCTTATAGCAATCCAGATACACACCACCAATACCACTGCGTTCAGTAGCATCTTTCCAATAAGAAGTCCAAATCTGATAAACGCCGATAGCATTCCCCGAGTCGCCCACAGCATCAGGATTATTGTTAGACTCAACAATACGAATAGCAGCAAGTACACGATCCATCTCCTTATCGGTAACCGCAGTAGCACGGTCGGTCAGTGTCAACATCAACATTACAATCATTACATATTTCATTCGTTTTCATCGCTCCATTGGCAGTAGGTAAAGTAGAGAAAGAGTGCTATCCAGCCGAGAAGAAGAACAATCAACATCAACGGGCCCTTGCATACTCTCGATTCAACCGTCGAATGTTCTCTTTACCTCTCGCAAAGATTACCTCACCGGCAGTCTTGTGATTGTAGATCATTCTACCAACCACGGGTTCCGTGTGCTTGTCTGCACAGTTCACACAATACTCAGTATCGGGAACCGCTTGCAGTCGTGCTTCGGGGATCTTGTTACCACAATCAAAACAATTCATTTCAAATCCTTTCATCATCAATAGCGGTGGTGGGACTCGAACCCACACTGTATGGATTTTGAATCCATTGCCTCTGCCGATTGGGCTACACCGCCGTCATCAATCTTGTTCAATCTGTTCAATCCAATCGCACTCTCGATAGTCCTTCCAGAAGAACATCTCTTTCACGAATGGTTCGAAACGCTCTAGCATGTCCTTCTGGTAGTTGTAAGGATCAAGCGGGTTGTCTGGTTCACCAGTCTCCGATGTCCATGAGTCGAACCAACCAACGTCAAAGAGATCATTGTTCTTGTCGAAGTGAACATCATAGATGTCTGCATTGATCAATCGAAAGCGATCATCCTTCTCACAGTGATCCCACACAAGGTCGATCACATCCTGATACTTCTCGACGATGGTGACTGAACGAACCTTCTCGTTCTCCATGAGTGCCTTGTGCAACACACCAAGTCCAAGGCCTGCACACAGGACATCTCCGTGTGCGGCATCGAGGAACGGAATCGCTTCCGCAAACTCTAAGGCCCGGTCGCTCATGATTGAGGTCTCCCCGTGGTACAAGTGAGTATCTCCTAGACGATGGGGTTTACCCACGCGGAACGCGCCCGCTGCCGCTGCCGGAATGTTGACTGAATAAAGTTTCGTCGGTTGTTTCATGGACATTTTTGTTTACCTCTGGAAGAAGATCAACGACTCTCCCTCTCCACTCTGCATCCCCGCAACACACGGAGATGCCATCATTCATCACACGGACAACCACATGGTTGCCTGAGGAGTCCGTAAGACCGTGCATGACCGTGGTGGTCACGTTGGAGGTCAGATACGGTTCTCCTTGAACCGAAGAGGAAGTCATCATGCAGACTCCAGAACCGGGATCTCACGAACGATCATCATACGTCCCTCAAGAGACTGAGCAGTTGATCGTGCTTCCGCGATGTCTGAGTAGACTGCAAGACGCTTCTCGTAGATATACCCTGCTTCGTTGTGGACTTCATAGAGTCCGTAGCAAGTGATGGTGTTGGTAAGGTCAATGCTTGTGCTGGTGGTCATCAGTTAGTCTCCTTGATGTAACCCAATGCGTATGCGTGGTTGAACAGGCCCATGCCCATTGATTCTCTGAGGTCTCGCTCTTCTGCTCGGCCTCCTGAAATTCCCATGACTTCCTTCGCGGACTCGTCGTACGCTTGTGATGCGAGAGTCTCATGTTCCGCGTTACTTCGCACGGCAGGATGAGTCTCTGCAAGGTCTCGCCAGGAAATGATCTGTCCCTCGCTGTCAGAAGCGAAGCACATGGTCTCGTTGACTCCGATATGAGGATCATCGGTCGCAGAGACCACGAAGAATCGTGTCTGACTCTCATCACTCCAGAGAGTCTTGTAGTGCGTGTCAGTGTTCTCAATCGTTCGGTGGTAGATCACGGGTCGATGCTCCTTTGAGGAATGCAAGAATAAGAGTGAAGAGAAGAGTCCATGTGGTGAGTGATGCAATCCACCACCATTCATTCATGACTGCAACCCATAGAAGCAGTCCGAATACAAGCCATTCGTATCCGTGTGTTTTCATTGTGAATCTCCAGTGTATTGAATGCCTGTCATGATGGTTCCGGGGTATTCGAATCCACCGCTACGTTCTCGCTTTGCATCCTTCGTGGATGCGATGTCTGCCTTGTTGAGACCATAGGTCTTGATCAGTGCGTCGAGAACTTCCATAAGGTCACCGATCTCTTCCTGCATGGAATCGCGAGTGTTCGCTCCGATGACTTCGCCTGCCTCTTCCATCAACTTGGATTTGAGCATTGCACGGTAGGTCTCGGTGTCGTTGGTGTAATGAACCTCGACTTTCTCCGCGATGCCTTTACTGAGAAGGTGATCACGGATCTCTGAGCGAACCAACTTGGGAAGGACTTCAATCATTTCGTTTTGTGTGTTGTTCATTCTGTTTCCATTTCGATTTGGTTTTCGATCTCATGACACATGACTACAGGGTCATTCAGGGGTTCGTACCCATCGTATTCTAGTGGGTCAAGTTCAATGTATTCGTCGTATCGGTTCGGGGATCCACCCAAGAGTCTCAGGTGTTGTGCCCCTCCAGCAACATGATCGTTCCAGAGATCTCGTCCCTCCAAGACATTCAGTTCGAAGTTAGGACTGTTGAAGAGGGCATTACCATGCTCGTCCACACGAATCAGAGAGATACGAACGACATCATCAAGACCCGGAGTGTGTCGGTGAATCCAGATCTCCCTTGCTTCGGTGTTGACAAGGAAGTGGGCACCCTTGTTCTCTTCCCATGTTGCCAGTTGGTAACATCTTTGAATCACCGGGTGAGGTGCTTTCTTGTACCAGTTGTCTTTGATCAGCGGTTTCATGTTCATGTTGAAGATTCTACCAGAAGTGTTTGAGGGATGCAAGGGGTGTGGAGAAAAAAGTCTGAGAAGGGAAAATGACTTGCGGGGTCTAGACCCTATGGAACCTTACCGGACTTTTTGCCGTGGCACTGTTCGGAAGGGGGGTCGCACTTACGCAACCGTATCCAGATCTTGAGTTGTCTTGAACTTGCCCATGTTCACATAGTTCGCAATGCAGTCAGACACACAGGGATTCGTCAAGAGGGCAACCGCGTTGTCGAGATGCTCACGCGAGAGGTTCCTCTTCATGAGATCCAACTCACGATCTTCCTGTGCCTTTGTGACATCGAAGATGTCGGACGAACGGTTGAGGTGTCCCTCGGTGATCCATTCCAACCAGTACCCTGCGGAGTTGCGGTTCTCTACACGGTCTCCAGTTGATTCAGTGAGGGACTTGCGAAAGAGTTTGGCATCCTCGATCTGGGCCTTACGCAGGACGAGAAGTGATCGGTAGATCCAGTGGTTGTCCTTAGCGTTGATGTTGTTGCGGATGACTTCGGCGGTGAGGGCTTCGTTCATAGGTCAGTTGCTCCAGTTGGAAGGGCGGTCGTAAGGGTCGAGGTCGAATGAGTCTTCAGGTTCGTAGGGAAGATCTTGTGAGGGCGGCCATTCATCCGCTTCCTTGAGTTCTTCCTCAGTGGGCTCTACCACGAACTCCAGATCAAAGTCGGGAAGTTCGGGGACGTTCTGCTTTACATCAATCAATAGGGGCATTCGTTGTTCTCCACGTTGAGGGGCCCGGTGGTGGTAGTCTCTTCAGGGATCGACACGTTGACATCGATCTTCTCGTAGAGACGGGTGAAGTCGCTCTGAGTTTCCTCATCGAAGCGGGCGACTGACATCTTGATTGCCTTCATACGATCACCGAAGATCGCGAAGGCCTCGACGATACGCTCCAAGCGTCGAGTGGTGATGATCTCGCTGCAACCACCCTGCAAGAAAGTCTGGCGGATGGTATCAGCCCACTTGGTGAGCATGTCGGCGAACTGGTAGTTATCGCCGTCCTTGGCAATATCCATGTTCCACTTCGACATGTTCTTGAGCAGGATCTTCCGCTCAGTGGAAGCAGTAGCATACGGCTGCTCCATCGTGAAGTGGAAACGGTCGAGCATGGCTTCGTTCATCATGCCCGTACCGGAGAACTTACCAGTATCGTCACCCTGGCCCTTGGTGTTCGCAGTAGCGAGGATGGTGAAACCAGCGGCGGGCTGGACCCACTCGTTGATCTTCTTGACGTAGACACCCTTGCCCTCAAGGACGGGCTGGAGACACATCATGAGATGACCACCAAGGTCGATCTCGTCGAGAAGCAGGACACCGCCAGCCTTCATCGCACGGATCACGGGACCATCACACCACACGGTGTTACCATCGATGAGACGGAAACCACCGAGGAGATCATCCTCATCAGTTTGGGCGGTGATGTTGACGCGGTAGAACTCACGCTTGAGGCGGGCGCAAGCCTGCTCAATCATGGTGGTCTTACCGTTACCGGAGAGACCAGTCACGAAGATCGGAGCGAAGTGGCCCGACTTGAGAATGGTTTCGATATCGGTGTGGTGACCCCACGGGACGTAAGTATCCATCTTCGAAGGCACCAGCGTAGTGTTGGTGAACTCGGTGGACACTGGGGCACTCGGTGCAGTGGGGATGGTGGGAGCGGACTTCACCGCAGGAGCGGGAGTCGCAGCAGGAGCAGGGGCATACGATTGCGGAACGTCAAGAGGATTGATCTTCTGATCACCATCGAGAAGCGGCTTGATGTTCCACAGACCGCGACCGGCCTTGAGAGATTCGTTTCGACGCACCCACAACGGGATACAGGCTTTACCAATGGAGTTGGCAACCTTGATCAACTCGTTAGCGTTGCAGAGATCGGAGATCTCACCAGCAGCAGCAGCGGACTGGAGAGCAGAGACGAAAGCGGTTTGCGAAGCAGTGTAGGTCATGGTTAGGTTCCTGTTAGGGTCAGAGGGAAAGGGTCAATGTGGACTGGCCACATGGGCCAGTGTACCATAACTGGCCGTGAAATGGGGTATGTGGGTCGTCTTTTTTACCTTTTTTTCAACTTTTTTATCTCCTTATCGGACAAGGGTTTACGACTCACGCGGACGCTCGGACCCCTAACAAACACCGAACAAACGTACTTCTCGCTGGATTCCTTGACTCGATCCCATCCCGAATCGGGGATCAGTCCCCACTGGTCTAGGATCTCGATTGCAGATTCCTCAGTGACTTTCTCAAGGGCATAGTAGTCCCTAGCATCATCACGGGAAGCACGATAGAGAGGATCGTCAGAGAACCATTGCAGGAAGTGAACGTACTCATGGGCGAGAGTGTGGAAGAACTTGTCCTTGGACATCCCGGCTGCGACACACAGTTCTCCACCGATGTCTGGTTCACAGAACATACCGTAGTCACCATCGAGGTGCTTCTTGGATGCACGAAGGTTCAACTTGACTCCACACTTGGTGAGTTGCTTTCGAATGAAAGCGAGGAAGTCTTTTCGATTTTGGTCAACAGTATTCATCAGACAAGGTTCTCCGCAAGGACATCAGTGATTCGATTCAGAAGGGTACGCGATGCAGTAGCGTTCTTCGCAGCCTTCTTGAACTGGGCACGAACCGAACGGAGATCGCCAGCGACGGCATCTTCGAGACCGTTACCAACCTCAACCTTTTCAGGCTTGAGCAGGAAGTAGAGATCGTGACCGTCCTGCGGGACTTCGTACGCCCGCTCGGTACGCCAGATCTTCTTGAACTCACCAGTGTCGAAGTTGGTGGGATTCTTACGAGCAGCCATGTGGACCGCAGTGCTGTCAGTATCAGTAGCGAAGAATCCCATCGTGTTGCAGCCCGTGAGTTGACGAACAGCATCGACGAGACAATCCTCCGCAGAGATCCTCTTGTCGTACATCAACGTACGTCGAGTGATCGGGTCGAAGACCTTGGTCTGCTGGCTACCCGGACGGAACGACGAGTATCCCTGTCCATCGGTGAGGACACACATGGTGACCACATCGAGATTGTACTGGGCACGGAACTCGGGAATGCGATACCGCATCGCCATAAGGGCTTCGTGGAGAGGAGTACCGGAGAGACTCCATCGGTGCGGCACACCGTAGTTGTTACCACCGTGTTCGCGGTACATGTCAAGGATACGCATCGAGAGATCGAAGTCTGCCTTGTTGAGAGTCGATGAGGTGATCTGAATCAAACGGAATCCGCTGATCTCTTCCTTGTCACCGTTGTTGAACATCTCACCAACAACCTTGCGGGACTCGGTGTACTCGCCTGTCTGACGATCCGTCTCACAGTTGTTGGTGAATGCGTAGCAGTCGAAAGGAATACCAGCCTTCTTACAGAAAGCGGAAAGCAGCATAACCTGGCTGACGCATCCACTGAGAGGCTTACCAGCCATCGAACCCGACCAGTCGATAAGCATCTGAATGCCGTGGTTCTTACCGTTAGGAACGATGGTGTTTCGCTTGAAGATATCGTCGTTGAACTTGTAGGTGTGCAACTTGGTGCAGTCAATTGTACCAGTCTTGGCAACCTGCTGCTTGGAGAAGATCGCACCACGCTTCTTGCGTTCGAACATCTGGACCAGTTGAGTCACCGAACCACGAAGGCCCTTGACGTAGGTCGATTCGGTGGGAAGAGTATAACCATCCCAATCCTTCTTCGCTTCACTGAACGGAACGATGATGCTATCGAGATCCATCGTCTTGGGAAGAGTCTGACCAGAGTGGCCATTCCAGTAACTATCATCGGTGAGGTTGCTCAGGGCATCCTGCATGGCCTTCTGCGTCTGCGATTCGCGAGGGGCTTCGTCGTTACCAGCACCATTGCTCTGGACCGATACCTGCTCCGACTCGGCTGAGGAACCGTCATCCTCTGCATCAGCAGCGGATTCCATAGTACCTTCACCCTTGGCTTCGGAACTATCATCCTCAGCCGAGTCGCCAGCATTGTTAGAAGAGGAACCACCCTCTTCTTGACCATCGGACTCCTCAGAGTCCGAACCCTCGCCGGAACCGGCGTTATCATCATCACCCTCATCCGAAGAGGAGTCAGCACCCTCAGCGCCACCAGTATCATCCTGGCCGGACTCTTGCTGATCTTCACCCTCTTCATCACCGGGCATTCCATTATCCATATCCCAGTCGGGAGTAACGGTTTCGGAATCGTGAACTTGTGCATACTCGTAGACATCGCGAACGATCTCAAGAACTTCGTCGAGATCTTCAACGTCATCGATACGAGCAATGAACTCCTGTTCGACAACATCGAACGGGACAGTCATGTCAGTCTTGTAGTTGAGGTTGATTCGGTCAACCAGTGAGTACGAATCGAGATCCGCATCCATAGGACCGAAGAAACCCCGCTCCATCATTTCGGGGTAACCAGCCCGGTAGTCCTTACGGAGTCCGGGGAACTTTCGCTGGATCAGGCGGTCAATGCGGGCGTCCTCAACCACGTTGAGATACTGCATGACGCGATCCATATGCTGGGAATCGACGCTCTTGAGGAACGTGACGATATCGTCAGCGGACATCTTGGTGAACAGTGCGTGGCCAACTTCGTGACCGATCAGCATATCGTTGAGACGACGACTCATGTCCTTCCACATAGGCATACGCAGGACACGGGATTCGGTGTCGAACGTAGCGGTGGTGGCAGAACCATCGTACATCACGGAGATGTTTTCGGTGGCGAGGAGTTTCGCGAATCCGTTGGCGGGGAGGGTAGTGGTCATGGTCGTGTTAGGTTCCTGTTAGGGTCGAGGGTGGTCTGTGTGTGGGATCTCCACATAGGCCAGTGTACCACAACTGGCCACCCATGCAACCCGTACGGGTAAAAAATGGGGATTTTCTCAACTTTTTTTATCCCCCCTGGCGAGCAGCCAGAGGGGTATACCCCCGTGGCAGGCGGCCAGAGGGGTTGGGACTTTCTGGTCCCTTGGAGGGATTCCCGTGACCTACATAAGGCATGGAGGATTTACTATGCCTATTTACGACTTCAAATGTGAGAAGTGCGAACACCAGTTCAGTGAGATGAAGACCATCGCGAATCGTGACCTACCTCTGAGTGACCCATGTCCTGAGTGCGGCCTCGTTGGGAGTGTCGTGAAGGAATACTTGGGGGCACCGGCACAGATGCTCGACACCAAGTACCGGGTAGACAGCAAGCACAACATGGGTGGGTTCAAAGAGGCCATGTCGGCCATGGCGGAGCGTCCCGGTATCAAGGGCACACCTGATGGGGACCGCATCAAATCAAGGTACTGCAACTGATGCCGACCGCGATGGCCCTTTTTATTAGACTAACAAAACACTTTTTGGGCAAATACGACCCGCAGGAGTACTCAAATGTCATTCGATAGAGAAGCAATCGAAGCAGAAATCGAGAACATGATCTCGGGGGATAACGATGTCTTTGACTTTGGTTTCTCCTTTGCTGATACCGATGAGGTAGCACAGGAGTCCTCTCTTGTGCAATCTAATACTGACGCAATGGATTCCATTGAGAAGATCGTTCTTCCTCTTCTAGTCAACTTGAAAAAGGATCCTGAGCGTGATTACATTCTTTGGAAAGGTCATGATCGTGTCTCTCAGTGTAACCTTGCAATTGAACGTCTATTGAATATCACTAGAGGATAATGGTTATGGGCAAGAAGTCGTACCTTCAAAAGAAAAAACCACAGTCGGATATGCTCTTCTCTCGTCGAAAGATTGATGAGGCAGTAGGTCTTGCTACTCTCGCAACGGCATTGATGAACATGCCTCTTGTGGTAAGGTTGCTCAATCGTATGGTGAATGTCGATTCAACAGCACTTGCAAATAAGTTGTTGCGTGTTCCCGGCGTAGCACGAGTTCTTGCAAAGGCAGATGCGGATAACGTTCTCAAGGTCATTGATGTGATTGACTTCATGCGTACGCTCATGGAGGATGATACCCTTGATGAGAGTCTTGCGTTGTTGATTCGTAAGCATGATGATCCATTCGAGTTCGCTCAGGCAGCACTTCAGGGTATCAAGGATGGTAGTCTCAAGTTGAAGACTCGTGGTGCAGCGAATACTCGTGAGTTGATTGCTGCATGGTATAAGGCAAAGCGTAAGCGAGTTCCCGTTCGTGAAGCGACTGAAGGGCGTCTACGCAAACCTACCGTGTTGGTCTTGACTGGACAAGAGGACTCGAAGGTCACAGGCACAGCAGAGCGTCTTCTGAAGGTATCCACTGAGTTGGGTCTCTCTGCGTTTCCCGTACTCGTCAACAAGGCATACATTGCAGACGAGGATGCAACGGACAACAGCATCACCATTCACAACTACGACGGCGAAGGTAATAAGATCACGGTACAGACAGACAATACCGTGGTCTTTGTTCGTGGTAGTGCCATTCTCAACAATGCAGGACTTGGAATCATGCAGGTGTTGGAACAGGCAGGTGCGTCGATGGTGAATGGTATTCAGACGATGCAACTATGTCAGAACAAGATGGCGTCGGCGTTGACCCTTGATCGTCACGGGGTTTCTACTCCCAAGACGGCATTCGTCTCCAATGAGGATTCTATCGGGATTGCATTGAAGAAGATTGGTGGACAGTTCCCTGTGGTCGTGAAGACTATCACAGGGTCAGAAGGTATTGGCGTTGCTGTGGTGGACTCTGAGCAGTCTCTGAAGTCCGTTCTACAGTCTCTCTGGAAGTACGATGCTGAAGTCATCCTACAGGAGTTCATGAAGATCAAGTACGATGTTCGTACCATTGTCGCTGATGGTAAGATCGTCGCCTGCATGAAGCGTCTCAAGGGCAAGAAGGACTTCCGTACCAACAAGGCACTCGGTAACGACACCGAACCATACGACTTGTCTGAAGAGGAAAAGGATTTGGCTCGTCGTGTTGCAGCGTTGTCTGGCGGGCGTGTCGTGGGTGTGGATCATATCACCGTGGGTGGTAAGCACTATGTCCTTGAGGTGAATGGATCACCAGGCAGTGGCGCAGACAAGTATCGTGCGTACTTCGGTGAGAAGAAGACAGTCAACGGTGATCGGATGATGTCTCATGTCGTATCACTCATGACACAGCAGGATGCGAACCGATCCAGCGAGCAGACCGTGGGGTACATTGAAAAGGCATCCATCGGAGGACTTGAGGTCAAGGCCAAACTGGACACCGGCAACGGTAGTTACAATGCAGTACATGCAGAGGACATCGAGGTCAAGGGCGATAAGGTATCGTTCCTACTCATGGGTAAGAAGCGAATGACTCTACCCGTGAAAGAGACCAAGCGTATTCACCTAGGCGGTGGTGAGTTCGAGAATCGTCCAGTAGTTCAACTTGATATGACTCTAGGACGAAAAGAGTACACAGACGTTTACTTTGCCCTTGCAGATCGAAAACTCAATGTGTACCCGATTCTAGTCGGTAAGCCATTTCTCTCTTCTGCTAACTACAGTGTTAGCGTCAACAAGAAGTTTACACTGGGGTAAAGATGAGATCATATGAGAAACTATTCGAGGGATTTGCGAAGGCAGCGTTTGACTATGAGGCGTTGATCCAAAAGGGTCTCTACAAAATGGGCTTTGCAAACACTACCAAGACCGCAGGTTCAACGAACCGAGCGGATGTTGTTTTTACTCACAAGGGTAAGGAACACAATCTAGAGATCGGTAAGGTCGGTAAAGACTTCGCACAGGGTAAAGTCCACTGGAGAGGTAAGAAGTGGTACGCAGACACCAAGAACAGTAAGACGATTACCGCCTACCTTCAGACACTCACATACGACGATGATCTCATGAATCACTGGGGTCCGATCTCACTAGGTAAGAAGACAGAGGCACAGGTGACTTCAGACATGCGTGTGAAGCAGGCACGGACGGGTGGCGATCTCTACCTCACAGACATCGATCCAGACATCATTGCCAAGTATTACGCAGACAAAGGCGTGTATTACATTCAAGTCGATGGACATGGTGCATTCCACCTCGGTAAGAACCCTGCACGCCTGCCTCTACCATACTTTGCATGTGCCCCTGAAATTAGATTCCGAAGTAACAAGGGATACGGTGGTGGTAAATTCGATACCACATGGGCGATCAAGATTCCCAAGTCTTCACTACCATCAAGTCCATACACATTTGACCCAACAGACACCCAGCGTAAGGGTCCGGCTGAGTTCCTGAAGAAGTAAACCACTACATAAAAGAGCATTCCTCTGGAGATAGAATGAGCGAAGAAGATAACATCAACGAAGGTGATTTTGAAGAAGCGATCAAGCGAAAGGTCGTTGTTCGTGGTGGCAAGAAGATCCGCAAGAAGGTAACCACCAAGTTGGGTTATCGTATGGCCGGCGGCAAACAGGTACGCATGTCTGCATCCGAAAAGCGTAAGCGAGCAAAGGGTGCCAAGAAGGCAGCAAGAAAGAGACGCGGTAGAATGGCAGGGATCCTACGAAAGCGTAAGAAGTCAATCCGAAAGCGTAAAGCATTGAACATGGGTGAGTCTTGGGTTCATGCAATCAATGAAGCGGTAAACAGCGTGATGACCGAAGGTGCTTCTCGCTACTATGATCCGACCTACTTCGGCAACCACTCTCAGAGTCTCATTGTGTTCCTTGACATGGAAACATACGAGGAGATGCCCAACGCAACAAAGTTCCTTATGGATCTTCGACGCACAGTCGGTATCCTCAATGACTCCCCATTGTTGGATGATGTGAAGAACGGTATCACAGCGGTTCAATTCGATATCTCAGACATGGATCAAGGTTCAGTCGTTCGAGTAATCGATAAAGTTGCAAAGAAATTTGGAGTATCGCTCAACAACGATGGTGAAGTGTCTGGTGCAGCATCGGGTCAACTTATCCGAGGTATCATCTACACTCGCAACTCGATGAGCGAAGAGGCATACGAACTAGAAGACGATGAGGAACTTGTCAATGAGTTCTGGGAATCTGATGACCACTTCGATCCCGATGAGGATGAAGAAGAAGTGTACAGAGACATGGAAGGTGATGTCTCCGACAATTACTACACAGAAGACATCGATCTCGATAAGTTCCCTGATCCACTACCACGGTCCCTCGCACAGATCTTCAAGGGCAAGGGTAAGCGAGATGGAGATGCAAAGGACGATGTGATTCGCACACGCGAGACTCAATGGCCTGCTTCCAAGTTGCTTCCCTCACAGGACGCGATCTACCTTGGTAAGTCACTCGGTATGGCCATCGGCGGTGTCAAGGGTGGTAATCTTGGTTCTATCGTCTCGAATGACAATCGTATTCTAGACGGTCACCACAGATGGGCGGCAACATCTTTCAATGATCCAAAGGCCCGTGTCGGTGGTGTTGAAGTTGACCTTCCAATCAAAGACCTAATCCCCGTTCTTCGTGCAATGGGTGATGCGTACGGTAACGCAAGACGAGGCAACCCAGGCGGTGGTGATCTCAACATTTACCAAGCGAAGTTGAAGGATGCTCTCGACGCGATCTATCACGGTAAGTACATGAACCCCAAGTTCTACGACAAGGATACAGCGGTCGAGTGGTTGGAAAGCATCGGTGGTGAGAAGGTTCTCGGAGAACGCCTCATGGCAATCCAGTCAGCAACCCCACCCGCAGGCGCACCTCCTCGCAATCGTATGCCTGTCATCGATGCTGACAAGGGAGAACACCTTGATGCAGCGAAAGCACTTGCAAAGGGCGAGTTGGATGTGTATCCACCTTACGCGAAGGAATCATTTCATTCACTCGAAAGTAAGATCAAGCAAGTCACACTTGACGAGATGGTTCGGTACGATAATGGCAATCTACAGTTGGATAACCTCGGTGATCCCGACAACCCTAACGTAGTCGTTAGTGGGTATGGTTCCATGTCTGTCAACTTCCTCCGCAAAGAGATTTCAAAGCGTCTTCAAGAACTATCGAAGATGACAGATAGAAACACAGATAAACTTTACTATGAGATTCTAAATGACAGGGGTATTCTACGCCTCTTTGTCTCTGCACTAGAAGATGTCGAAAAGCAACTCGCTTCAGCATCAGTCAAGAGAAGAATTACCATGCTCAAGAAAGGAAGCAAGTAATGGACGAGGCACGATACGACCGTGGAGGAACACCTCCTAAGAAAGAGTACATGATGAAGAAGCGTAAGGATGGTACATACTCCATCCTTCGCCAGACTGACCGTGGGCCTATCGGTATGTTCCATGATCTCGACAAGAAGGCAGCAGAGAGAATCATGAAGAAACTAGATGGTGCCTCCGACGCGAGAGATCGTCGTGAGCGTGGCATTCCCGATGTCAAAGGCAAGTATGCTGGTCAACGCTTGTTCGCTTCCTTTCAAGAGCATGTTGACTTTATGGAAGAGACAGAAGAGCATATCGAAGAGCATCTTGAAGAGATGTCTGCGAAAGCACACTACAACAAGATGAAGGCACAAGGCAAGTTGGGTGGCATGGTTGTCACGCCTATTGATAGAGATCGTTTCCCGAACCGTGAGAAGGAAGGTCTTGAGGGACCATACCGTAGCAAGAAGTCTGGTCAGGTCTACTACTACGACAAGAAAGCAGGCAAGTATTACGACCCACTGTCGGACATGTATCTCCAAGTAAAAGATGTCATGGAAGAAACTCAGGTCGATGAGATCGTCCGTGCAAAGGATGTCTACCCCGAGATCGACAAGATCAAGAAGGTCTTGAAGAAGAAGGGTATTGGATTCCACACCGAAAAGGGTAAGATCATGGTAAATCCCATGAATGTTGTCGAAGCAAGAGCGGCACTCAACAAGGCGTTCGGTGGTCAGTTCGAGAAGAAGACTGGCATGGAAGTCAAGGCACAGAAGAAGGTCTCCCTATCGGCACACCGTCAGACCGAAGAGACTGAACTTGATGAATCCGTAACTCCAAACTACGACTCTAGATTGCTGAAACAGGCATTGGTGCTTGGGAAAAACGCATTCAAGGCGGGCAAGAAGCGAGTACCTATCAAAGATCCAAATCTTGTGTCATTGAAAGGTTTCGCCAAAGGTCAAGATAAGAATGAAGTAATGAAGCAATGGCTAAAAGGTTGGGATGAAATGAATCTCAAGGATGATGTGCAGATTGATGAAGCCATTGAACTTGATGAAGCAGTCGATCAGAAGCAACTTCTTGCGATGTACAAGAAACTCAAGAAGGGCGACAAGATCGATGTCACCTTCGATTCCTCGGTTCGCAAGGGTAAAGATCCCATGACTCTCATTGTGACCAGTCCACACCGTGTGGTGGGTAAGTCCAAGGTTGGTCGTATCATCTTCAAGAGTGTTGATAACATGGGCGGTGTAAAGTACTTCTGGTACAACCGTGATGATAAGATCAGCATGGCCCAAGGCGACATGGCCGTATCACCAAGAGAAGTCAAGATGTCAACCGATGAGGGTTTCTCAAGTGACGCTCAACGGCGTGCTGCTTTCGCCAGCGGATATAAGGCGAAAGATAAGAAGGACAAGAAGGAAGACACCGAACTCGAAGAAGGCAAGTTCGATGATGAGATGTTTCAGAAACGCTCAAAGGCATCGTCCGATTATGATAAGATGCTGAAGAACTATGCTAAGAGCGAAGATAAGAAGGTCTTCGACATTCTCAAAAAGAACGGGTATCGTATGGGTGGCGAGCAGGATGGCACTCTTGTTCGCAACATGCTCAGGAAGTTCAAGGGCGATGTCAAGAAAGCAGCAGCATTCATCATGAAGTCCTATCCCGGTATGAAGAAAGAAGATGTGCAGATTGTCGAGGCATATGAAGTTACTTTTCAATTCAAAGGGTCAAAAACAAAATTTATGAGCCGAGTGAAAGAATTTCAAAATAGTGGTTCGATGACAGGGTTTAGTGAACTTGATAAAAGAATTGAGGGGCGACCCAATATGGTGAAAATGACTTTCAAGAGCAAGAGTGATTTCAATAAATTCTTTAGTCAAGGGGTTTCTGGTGGAGTCGTAAAGGTTCAAGAAGATGTGCAAGAGGGCAAGAAGATGAAGGTCAAACTCGACCCCAATAAGTCGATGGATAAGGTTGTCGATACTCTCGAAGACAAGATGACTGACGCTGAGATGGATAAGCGAGAGAAGATTGTCAAGTCCATGAAGAAGAAGAAGGATGACTTCAAGGCACGTTACGGTGATCAGGCAGACGAAGTGATGTATGCGACTGCTACCAAGATGGCCATGAAGGAAAGTCATGAGATCGATGATGTGTCTTCAATCAACGAGTCGTTCGACAATGAGTTCCCTGTTAGTGAGGTAGAAATCCTTGCAGCAAACATGACTCCTGTCCTTCGTGATCGTTGGGTAATCAAGGAAGCACCATTCGATGACATCAAGAAGATTGTCGCTGATAAGAGTATGATGACTGTCAAGTTCCCTGATGGGAAGCAGAAGGTTGATATGATGACTGCGAACGTACTTATGACTGTCTATGATGCACTCAATGATAAGAACAAGAAGAAGTTCGTCGAGAAGATCAATGCAAAGATGGGCAACTTTATCAAGTTGGTTCAATTCGCATACTCGGCGGTCAAAGCCAAGTGAGGTAAACTATGCTTGAGGGACTACTAACAACAGAGTTTCTATCTCTGGTTGGCGGCAGCGTCACGGGATTTCTTTTCAAGGCAATGGCCGAGAAGAGAGCGAACGAACAAGAACGCTTCAACCGAATGATCGAAGCATCTACCAAAAGAAACGAACACGCTAACGAGGCAGTGAAGCGTGTTGGAGTGGAGGCAGGCAAGTGGGTACGAAGAGTCATCGTTCTTGCAATCCTATTTGGCACTATCCTCGCTCCCTTTCTTCTACCATTCTTCGGGATTCCCGTGGTAGTGGAACTGACTGAAAGAAAGTACGCACCACTTGATCTATTCGGTCTTTTCGGAACAACCGAGACAGTCTCCTTTGAAGTGATCAGAGGATATTTGTTCACACAAGAGAATAGACAGATTCTCGTGACCATTGTCGGTTTTTACTTTGGTGCTGCTGTAGGGAAAACACGATGAAAAGAATCGCGATAAGTATGATGTGTTGTCTGATTGTCCTTGGATGTCAAGATGGCGTCAAGATTGTAGAATCAGTCCCAACGAAATCTATTCCGCCACTTGATGATGGTACTGTGATGGCACAGATTCCCGTTGAGACAACCACGGGGTGGTTGCCTATCGGGGCATACCTTCTTCTTCTTGGTATTGTTGGTTGGTTGACTTGGAGGGAATTCCGTGGAAGTACTGCAAAGTCTAATAGATCCTGAAGCGATTATCACTGCTCTACTATTTGGACTCGTTGGGTTCGTGTGGAATATTTCACACAAGGTCACACAACTATCAACGAAGATCGATGACCTACGCAAAGACGTTGATCGTCAACGCGAAGATATCCACAAGTTAGAAGAGCAAGTTGACCGACTCACTGAGAAGCATTGGTCTACCAACGGCGATCTCTAAGGGCCCCACGTTCTCTTCTGCATGTTCTTCCATAGACACTTGCAGATATAGTACGCATCTACAACATCAGAAACAGGAGAGTCTACAACACTCTTCTTCGGAGAGATCGCCCCTTGTAGGTTGATCCCCGTCTCTGCATACCAAGCGGCGTGCATCGCATCTTTCTTGGCATTGCCCTTACCCGTTGCAACTTTCTTCACTGCTTGCGGGGGGATGATTTCAATCGGTATGGTAGCATCATAGAGTTTGTACTTTAGGATACCTGTGTTCTCTGCGATATTGAAAACACGGCCGGTTGCACCGTAGGCATATCCCTCAATAGCAACTTCCTCACACCCTCTGAGTTTGTCCATTGCCCAGTCTGAGATAGTATCGTATCGAGACTCATCACATGAGTACTCCATGAAGTTCTCACCAAAGATCCGACTCTCGTACACCTTTGCTTTGGACTTGACATCTGTTAGAAAGTAAAACTGACAGTCTTTGTAACTGAACTGCCTAGAATCATCTCCAGTCCATATGCAAATGGCTGGTCCTCTAAGACTGTAGTCCACTCCCGCTATCACCACTTGCTTCATCTCGTTCATCCTTACTCTCCTTGTATGGGAAAAAGTCGTTCAGCAACTCTCGTCTTTTCTGACAAGAGGAGCATGGGTGGACCTTCCCGAAGGTAGCACGATGGATGATACTTGCGAGTGTATCTCCGAGTCCTATGTGACGTAGTGTCTTTCTGAAACTCTTTTCGTCCATGTGTACCCTCTTTATTTAGGAGGTTAGATCAACAACTTCACATGACTCACCAGAGCAAGCATATGTCTGAGTTCCAGACGTATTATCCTGCTCTTCGTATGACTTGAGTTTTGTCCAGTCAATATCAGTGGGCATCTTAGAACGAAGTTCGTGATAGTCGGACTCCACACAGTCTTGATATGGTGCCTGCTTGTATGTGTGATCCGAGAACGGAAGGAATGAGATACCAGAACATTCATTTAGGTGATTCCATACCCATGCACCAACTTCCATCCACTCGGGTTCCTTGACCGTGATGGTAACAGAAGGCTTATGCTCACACCAGTGTCGTTGATACTGCAACCACATCTCCAACTGCTCAATGGCAGTCATGTCGGTTCGTGTCACACAACCCTTTGGTGATGCAATAGGGAACGAGAACACGGTGACATGATCTGGTTTCATTGCACATGGTTCGTACGGGAATCCCTCATCCTTCATGAACTGACACAGAGGATCCTTGTTGTCTGCACGAACAGTACGAACATAGAAGTCATTGTGTCTTGCGTGGATACCAGAAGCAGCGTCTACCAACTGAGAAACCGTTCCTGATGGTTTCACACAAGTTGTAGCAGCAGACTGCTCGACACCGATCTTGTTTGCATGTTCTCGGTTTGTCTCGATGCAGATAGTACGCAACTTAGTCAAGTGTTCTGCGTTGGCGAGTCTAGTGGTTTCGCAATCCATGATCCCTGTGAGAGAAACACCAAGAAGTCTTTCTTCTTCGCAGTTCTTCTTCCACGACGAAGAGAGATAACGGAAGTCGGTAAGTGTTGACTGCCATGTGCCCAAAATCGTTGCAAGGCGAACCTTTCTCTTCAAGTCATTCACAGTATCACCATCACGACACACAACCTCTGTTAGATTACAGAACTCACAGTCGCGGAGAATAATCTCAGAGCAGGGGTTGGTTCCAAAGCGATGTTCGGAATCACGATGAACGTGTCCATCTCCTCGGATCTCAGCGAGTCTCTTACACTGATTCTTACTTGCTGTTCGATTGAAGATACCACGCTCACCACTCTTCGACTCATAGAGTGCCATCCACTCACGCATGAACGTACCAATCTCAGTGGGACCACCATTGTACACGGCAGAGTTGTTTGCCAATGCACGTTGCGGTTCTGACATCCACCACTGACCGGACTTTGCATCACGCATACGGTCATCCATGAGAGATGACAATGAGATAAGAGCAGAACGGCGAACACCACCGACCACGACGATCTCAGCGATCTTACAAACGATATCATGACACTCGATGGTGGTGAGTCTACGACCGGCAGCCTTCTTGAAGGTATTCACCGTGAAGTCAAATAGGTCTACAAGTGGTTCGGGACCAGAAGCACGACCACCAAAGGTCTTGAGTCTTTCACCTGCTGCACGAACCTTACTCACATCCCAGTTTGGAACCTGACCGTTCATGAGGAGAGCGATGAGTTCCTTGTATGCCTTTGACCATCCAATCTTAGAATCTGCAACAACGATAGTAGTATCGCTATCGTGGAAGTCCTCAGCCAAAACAGGAAGTTGATCTACTTCAGCACGTTCTACAGAAAAACCAACACCAGTACCACACATAAGAACATAGAGAATCTCATCAAACGCCCGCATACGATTTACCGCAACGTATGAGCAGTTGTAACCAGCAACATGATCTCTCGTGAGTGCTTCACCAGCGGTCATTAGTGCCCGCATAGAAGGCATGATCTCAAGATTGATCACTGCATCTTCAAGTTCTTTTCGGTCCTTCTTAGATACCTTATGGTTATGCTTGTCCTCTAGGTGTTGTTCAAAGAAGTCAAAGTACCGCTTCACAGTTTCATCCCATTGCTCACGACGACCCTCCTCTGGCAACCAACGAGAGTAACGACTGAGATGAATAAAATCTTGATATAATGACGGTAGGTTCTTCATGTAACAACTTTCCTTTTTGAGTGCATGGTATTTAGTCTGATGATTATAGGGTATTTGATTAGATTGTCAAGCCAAAACCAACTGATGGAGGCCGACTATCTTTGAATGATACGATGTCTTGAATGCCACCAGTGGTAACCCCACCAGTCGCAGCGTGTCCGCCTTCAGAGGTGACAAGTCCATTCACTACGAATTGAATAGTATCGCCTGATGCGTTTTGTCCACCGACACCGGGATACAGATAGTTTTCTGGTCCGTTTCGATGTTCGTCCCACAGTGGTCCGGGTTCCGGTATGGTGTTGTATGCAGACTTGGGAAGCACGGGGGCCCATGCAGGTTCGCCTATCATCGCGTCGATGTCCATCGTTCGATAAGATGAAGAATCGATCCTTCCTGACTGCATGTTTAGGAAAACACTATCACCTTGGACCTCCCACCAAGTAACTCGATCTCGGAACGCTAGACTTGCGCCTGGGACTCGGGAGAAAATCGGATTGGCAGTGGAACCGCCTGAGAATCCTGTTTTATTCCAGTCGAAGATTTGTGCGTATCCCGAACCTTCAATGTAACCTGCTTGTCCGGGGGCAGTGACACCATCCACATGTGTGAATTGTTTGTTGAACACACAGTGTGTGTGATCCCAGTAGTTGTACTCATAATCGGGATCGTAGTGACTGAACCAGTTGAAGCAGTATTGATCACTTGCGTCCAAAGTGATCTCGGTTCCCTCTTCGGGCACTCCGAAGAAACGATAAGTACCCCTACCAGATCCATAGACTGCACCACTAAATCCTCCGGGTGGATTGCCCATACCGTTGACGAGACTCAGAGTTCGTAAGTCAGTTGGGTGGATTTGGAATTCCGTTTCCTCCTCTCCCTGTACAATGGTAATGCCATGGACTTGTGTCATTGGACCTGCCAGACCGACAATGAACCCATCGAAACTGCTCGGGATTGCGTCTCCTTGCTTACTTCCCTGTGGTGTTACCTCACAGTCATACTTGGCAGATATAGGACTTCCTGAGTTCCAACACCAACCTTTGGGAAATCCTGTCGCTGTTCCGCCTGACGTTGCTATGAAATCGGAGAAAGGGGGTCCATCATAAGTTGCATTTCCAAAAGATGTCCCGCTTGCCATCAAAGTAGAACCCATGAAGTGCGGGAAGGAGAACGGCTTTGATACAATCAAAGCCTGCATACTATTTTTACCAGCGTTTTGGCCGGTCATAATACCAGTCATCGCCCGGCTATGACTAACAACAACAGGAGGACAGAACCATGTATTCCCGCTATCATCCTCGTCGGTAAAGAGATACTTTTCCAGATCCTTATCGTATTCGGTGTTTGCAGGATATGTCCATCCGCCAGTATTGCTACTACTTCCTGTTGGTCCTGACGATCCGTATCTTCTCACCTGTGTATCGAGTAGTCTTTGAATCCCAACCGCGCCTGTAAGTTCCGGGTGTGCAGATTCGCCTCCTACCTCCCGAGGACTGACCGGCCCGGTGACTTGACCTGATCCGAAAGCACCCAACGCAACAATCTCAGCCTTGTATAGAGGTCTGTCTACCTCTGTTGTGATACCAGATGGTAGAGTTGGTTGTGGTGTGGTTGTCTCATCAACACACAGAACACAACCACCATTCCCATAACCGGGCTTGACTTCCAACGCTCGCATTCTTGCAGTCGCACCGGCAGGAACGGGGATTCTACGAATCGTTTGTGCAATGGAAAAAGCCATACCATTGGCGACTCCAAATTCATCACCATCACCAGCAGTTTCCAAGAAAGCAGGATGGAGTTCGTGATCTGGTCTTAGACATGAACCTTTGCCAGAAAGATCGACAAGGAAGGGTTGCTCACCAAGACCATCAGGCAAAGTCAGATTTGCAGTCGCAGTCATGGCTTTTTCTTTGAATGTCATCCAGTTTGGATTAGTTGTGCTAGAAACCCGTGGAGGAATGGGTTTCATCTTTCTCCGTTGACCCCTATTCACCTCACTCTGCGTTACTTGATTTTCAACCTGAGTCCAAACATCAGCACCAAACAAGTTCCCCTGTTTGTCAATTGCCCAGACAACAACTCCCTGACCACCTGCACCACCACCTGAAATTTGAACACTAGCAAAATTGTTGTTTGCGATTACGGCGGGAGTTCCATCTTCATTTGTGAAGAATCCGGCTGCTACATCATCTTTATCCCAATAACAAAGAGAGGAGTATTGACTATTGGACGGAAAACTCGAAGGATCTGTTATCGCAAGAACCCTGATACCACCATCACTACAGAGAACAGCCAACGCTTGATCGGCAGCACGAGCAACTGAAATTGCTCTGATGTCGGGATCAAACCTTGGATCATCGGAGTTGAAGAACAGTTCACCAATTCGTGTGTCGATGGGAGCGAAGAAACCGCTATCCAGTGAAAATGGGCCGTTCGGGTCATAAATTTCAGAGAAGCATAAAGCATCATCAATTGGTGTCGCTACGCCAGGTTCGGGAGCGCCATACCCAACTGATATGTTGGCCTTTAGTTTACCTTCGTTGTCAATATACATTCCATTGTTGAATCCATGTGCAAAAGTATATTCTCTAGAACCTTGAACTTGACTACCGTCCCAATGCACAAACTTTGTAATTGATGGTCTCTTGGTCTGGCGAGATGTACGTCCCAGACCACCAAATGGTTGTGCATCGATCACTTCACATTGATGATCATACCCGATGATCATGTTTCCGCCAGCATCGGGAACCTTACCTGCTGCACCCGCCCCGATTATGTAACCAGCGAATCCCTCACTGCCCAGTGAGTTTGTTTGTCGTGGTGCTGCGTTGAATCCGGTGTGGTGTGAGTTCGGCATAACACCAGTGGGCTCTTGGAATGGATATCTCTGGGTTCTTGCCCTTGCACGGAAGTCATCTCTGGTGGTATCATCATCATTCGACAAAATAACCAAACCATAGATGTCCCCATCTACCCAACGCTTGTAGTCTAGTGTATTGTTGAATTCAGTAGTTGCACCTGAGGCGCCGATAACATCATCACCGAGAGTGGGTTTGGGTTTTGTAGAGGCGGTTACACCTATCTCAAGTGCCGCCTGTCCTTTTCCACCCTCACCACCACCAACGTCCTCAGTCGCACCATCAGACCTCAGATTTACAATAGTCTGCCCGAACGCGCCCGCTTCACCGCCGGGAGCAACCATAAACAAACCTCTAACGAGTTTTGTAGTGGAGTTGAGGTCTGCTCCACGAAGTTCCATCTCGTAGTGGTGGTTACCTTCGGGTAGTTCCTGTGCAATTTCAGAATCTAACTGGAAAACAATAGATCCATTTGTGGTTGTATAACCATCACCCGAGAACCCAAAGTTTAGTGCTAGGAAACCATTACCGAAAGTTCCGTCAGTTCGATTAGTAAATCCTCTACCCCCGGTTGCGTATGCGGCATGGGCATCACCAATCGAACCATCAGAGTCGATGGTAGATCCAGAGACTTCAAGGATTTTATCGTCGTTGAATGGAGACCGTT